GTGGCCTGCTGCGACTTCTTCTGTAGAAGCGGGATTGAACATTGCAGAACCATAAATACCCTGTAGCATTTTTAATTCTTTGCCATCTTTTAACGGAACAACCTCAACTGCGTCTGTATATACGTAAACCACTTTCCACAATGAAGTTGACTTGCTAGGCTGGTTAAGGGTATTTCGCTTAACAAGTATTTGACCAACTTTAAACTCACTCATGGCTGGCTCCTTTAAACATCGACCACACAAACGCTAGATACCCAATCAAACAAACAACACCGATAAACGTTGTCTTAAATCCCGCATAAAGAATTGCACTGGCGATAAGAAGTACTGCAACTTCCTGTTGATATTTACTCATCCCCGCCTCCGTATATTGATTCGTAGTCTTCGATACATTCCTTCAAGTAACCCATTCCATTTTTGGTGCGTGATGTGAACCTTGCTTTCTCAATTCCACCAAACTGCTCCACGATGCGAAGGCTTTCCAACTTCATTTTCAGGTCATTGATTTTTACTGGTTCAAAGCCAAGCTTCTTGAAGTACTCACCATCGTTATCGGTTAAGTTCCAAGCCTCATGAATGCCATTGTGAAATTCAAATTGTGGTTTTGTTCTGAAGTAGTAGCCATCTTGGTAGCTTTCAGCATTGCTAGGCGCACCCTCAATCACCTCTCTCGCCTTCTCCACCCCGTACTCACGAATAAACTGTTCTGGTTTCATTGTTGTAATTCCTCATCTAACTGAGCAGCGAATACGTCTAACGTTTCAAGTAGATCAAGCTGCCCAATATCGTATTTATATGTTTGCCATTCGCCTTCACGTGGTACGCGTTCTAAGCCTGTCTGCTCTTGCCACAACATGATGAATTGCTCACCGTGTATGTACTCTGGAATGGATCCAGTTGACCAAGAAGAAACAGTGCTGCCGCCCGACACATCAAGAACGTATGCAATCTTTTCGTGTGACCATCCAAGGTTGCGTAAATCTAGAATCATGCGGTTGAAGTCTGGACGCTTATAACCTCGGCGTTGGCGCAAGAATTCTTTGGCTTTTTTCTTAGTTTCGAGAAAACGCGCGCGTGCGCGAGGGTTGTCTGTAAAAGCTGTACTATCAACACGCATATTCACCTCTCACGCTCCTAAAACTGTCTTACATCCCATGCATTGTTTTTCGTATTCCAATGCACGGATTTAAATGAAAATGGATACAATTCAGCAGCTACCTTGATCTTTACTAGCGCATCATCTTCCCAGTGGCCTTTCACTTCATGCACTTGCAACTCAAAATCACTTGTAAGCACGAAAAAATCAGGCTTATAAAACGTCTTTTCAGCTAAACGCAGGTTGATACAGTCAAACTTGAACCAAAGGATTTCACCTTTCATTCTTTTGCTTTCTAGGTAGTCGTTGTATTTACGCTCTGTTTTGTTCATAGCGCCTTGTTTTAATCTTCCTTGTACCCTTGCATCACTTTTGCTTTTATCGCGCTGTAATGTGCATTTTTGTGCGATATTTCGCTTGTTTTGAATTACTTCTAGCTGTTGTTCAGTCATTCTCATGATTTTTCCCCTTACAACGTTCTTTTAATCTTGTTGCCCAACCACGTCTTAATAATTTGTGATAAAGCGCATTAGCCTGTCTGGTTTGGCTGTCACAGATTCCTAAGTTGTAAGCAGCTCTAAGTTCCATAATTTGTGAGTAGGTCATTGATCCAAATAACAACGGTTCTTTTTGTGCTTTCATACCGCCCTTGCATCTTTCCAGTTGCACTCAATGGTTGTGAGTCCGCCATGTTGGAAACGAGACCATAGGCGATCACCCAAATCATTTTTGAGTTGTTCAAGTGTCATGTTTGAAATGAGCATCGTTGCCTTGCATGCGTCATAGCGCGAGTAAAGAACTTTGTGTACTAGCTCTAAACGCTTATCACGGTCATGCAATCCGTACTCATCGAGAATGAGCAAGTCGTAAGTTGTGAACTCATGAATTACTGACTGCTCTGATTGATCTTTAGTGTCCTTGTCCCACGCTTTCATGATGCGTTGAGCCAATTCTTCGCTTGTGATGTAGCGTGCATAGTTGCCTTTGGCTAAAAGCGTTCTTGCAGTTGCACACGCCAAATGTGTTTTACCTGTTCCGGTACTTCCGACCATAACCAGATTTTTTACTTCGCCCTTCACGATCTTTTTGGCAAAGTTGGCTGTTTGAGTTAAAGCGTTCTTTTGCCCAGCTAAAGGCGTGTTGTAATTTCTGAACCCAGCGTTTTTGTGACGTTCTGGAATCATTGCGCCTGCAAAGTGTTTTTCACGTACAGACTTCTGAACTTCAAACACATGTTCTTGGTTTGCTTTTTCCACATACTCGATTGCACATTGTGGACAGCCTTGGAAGCCTCCCATGATGATTTCTTTCACGTTGTGTTTAGTGCAGAAACCTGAACCTTGTAAAACTTCTGGATTAAGCATTGCGTTCATAGCATCCAATCCTCCAATTCAACAGGTTCAACTGGATCGTAGTGCGTTGGTTGATTAGCCCAAGCATCGTTTACGTTGCGTGATGTTTGAGGCTGTGCAGGCTTACGACTTGAGAAATTGCGTTTAATCCACTTCACGAAGTTTGTGTACATTTGGGTATCTGTAAGCAGACCCGCTTCAAGTTTTGTTGAGTAGTACCCATTGATCTCAAGTAACCAACCATCAACTTCGGATTGAGTCATTTTTGCGATGCCTGATCGTTGCAACCAAGCATTCAACGCATCCAAATTTGGAGTCCAAAGTTTGAGCACTGAATCGACTGGATTTTCGCTACATGTATTCTTAATATTTTTATTTTTCTCTATATATCTATTGTCAGTTTCGTTACTGAACTGGTTTCGGTTCACTAACTGAACTGGTTTCGGTTCACTAACTGAACTAGACTGGTTCACTAACTGAACTGGTCTTTTCTTTGAACTAGTTTTGTTTTTGAACCGATCTACCAAAGAAATCTCATTTAAACGGTACGATTTTGTACCCTGTTTTCCAGTTTCAATAACTGAAATAACACCTAAATCTAATAGTTCTTTTAACCCGCTTGATACTGTTGCTCGGCCTAATTGGCGTGAACCTTCTAGGCTTTTATCGCCTTGTAATTGGCTGTAACTGACAAAATCAGTTTCCTTTTGAAAACCATTAATTCTATTTTCAAGTTCTGCATACACGTTTCGCGCTGCATCACTTAAAAAAGGCATAACCTCTTTGCGATACAAGCGACTTGACATGATATAGCCGTTGTCAAATTTATCGCTGAACATAGGTTTTTCTTTCTCGACTTGATGCTGCCGAGGGAACTTTATTAATGCGCTCATAAGCATTCCCTCTCAGCGATTTTTTCGAAGTAAAATTCAGGTAAGGAAATAGGAAGGCTCACACCTAAATCAGCTAATTGTTTAGCTTGACCAGGTGATACAATCCCTCTTAGTTCTGACTTATAAACAGCTAACCTAAATCTAAATTCCTCAACTGATTTATTCCCTTTGATTGAATTGCAGGTTTTACAACAACTCACGTAGTTATTTATGTCTTCACAATTTTGCGTATTTTTTGGTAGGAAATGATCCACACGCATTTCTTCATATGTTCCTATTTGGTCGCCACAATAGGCGCAAGCTTTATCACTTGATAACCAAAGTAGTTTTCTAAATGCTTGTGAAAATACATGGCCTTGGCTATTAATTTTCACCACTTCCTTTAAAGTTAATTTCTCTAAAATTGAGTTGTCTCTCGATAAAGAAGGATGCTTCCCAATTTCATGCGTATGTGCTAAATTCATATTTCAGCTTTCCTTTTCATTGCTTTGCAGTGGAATGGCAGATAAGGCTCAATTGGTTGCGACAATTGGGCTTTTTTTGTGCCTGTGTTTTATGTGGATTTGGCGCCAGTTCTAGTTCGAATGGCTCAGGATTTCTTGTATCTACGGTAACTGTGGTTAGATCGAACTCAGCCTGTAGACTTTGAAGTAACTCCTGAACTTCACGGATTACATCAATGCCACGCTCTCTCATTAATTCGGAAACAGTTTGTTTTCTTGATCTAGCGATTCTTTCTAAAAGAATCTTTTCCTCATCCGTGCACTTAAAGGTGACACTTGCGGTTAATTTCTCGGCCATGTCACCACCTAAGCCGCTTTGATCGTGTGTGGGATGTTGGGATTTACAAGCAATAATTTAGAGGCCGAACCTTCAGGAACCATATCGCCCCATAAGCTAACTGCTTGTTTACTAATCCCAATTGCTTTTGCCACACCGACTTTTGTTTTGAACGCCTGAATGGCGTCACTTTTCTTCATCAGTACTTGCACTTTCTTTACTCCAGTAAACAAAGACAAGTAAAGCATACTTTACTTAACGAAATCAAGCAAACTTTACTTATAAAAAGTTAAGCTAGCTTTACTAATTTGGGAATCTTTATTATGTCTTCGCTTCAAGAACGCATGCATCAAGCCAGAAAACACTACGAATCAACTCATAATAAAAAACTAAAAAACACAGAAATGGCTGAATTCTGTAAAGTAAGTAAAGCAAGTGTTGGTCAGTGGTTTAATGGACCAACAAAAGAACTGGATGGCAGTAACTTGACTCTTGCAGCAGAATTCTTAGGTGTTAACCATAAATGGCTTGCTGGCGAACGTGCCCCAATGCTGCTAGATAAAAAATCAGATGCGAATGTAGTATTTAATAATGATGAAATTAGCAAAATTCCTATACTAGATTATGTACAAGCTGGCCTTTTTAACTCTGTTGGTTACGATGGGGTAAATCCAATAGGTGAAACTTATACGACTTATAAATCAGCAAAAGAAAAAAGTGTATTTAGTCTTACCGTTCAGGGTGACAGTATGTTGCCAGACTTTAAACCAGGTGATCTTTTAACAATCGACACAGCATTAATGCCTCAGCCCGGTTCTTTTGTGGTAGCTCAAAATGGTGACTATGAGGCAACTTTCAAGAAGTATCGAGTAATTGGATATGATGATTTTGGAAGGGAAATTTTTGAATTAGTTCCTTTAAATCCAGACTACCCAACACTTTCATCACTTAATCACAATATATCAATTATAGGTGTGATGGTCTTACACATGAGGAAATATAAGTGAATGGATTAAATAAAATATGGGAATTTGGCTCGAAAGAGCCAATTCAGAGGATAGGTATCTTATTTTTAACAGTAGGGATTATTTCTTTATTATCATGGGTTTATAAAGAGAACTTAGATTTAAACCAAATACTAAATCCTGAATATTTTCCTCAAAAAAGAGATGGCTTTTTCTTTCATTTATTTTTGTATTTTCTACCGATTGGCTTTCTGCTTTCTTGGGGGTATTTCTTATTATTAAAAATTAAAAGGTGGGTCTTTTATAAAAAACCATCTGGGGAAAAATTAATTTTTAAGGACAATCTGTCAGCCTTTTCTTTTGCAACTACCATCCACAAGCCTTTATTTGAAAAAAATCAAATGAGTTTTGGGATAATTCAAGAAGTTATTCATAATAATAACTCTATCCAAGGTTTTTTAGTTCAATTGGCAAATAGTGAAGGTACAACTTTAGTTGCTGGAATTAATGATAAGTATCAAAACTCATTAGGTAAAAATGACTTAGTTTATTGGGGGTTTGTCAGTCCATCAAAAGAACATTTTAAATTTGAGGCGTCAGGTTATATTTTGGCTTTATTAGAGCCTGAATATGATGTAGATAAAAAAGAATGGTTAATTGCAAAAGACTTAACTAAATAAATTCTAAATCGCTTCGTCCGAACCACTATGCATATAGTGGTTTTTTTATTGCCCATACAAAAAAGTAAAGCGTACTTAAAAATAATTAGTAAAGTAGGCTTTACAATATCTGCAAGGTAAAGTATGCTTTACTCACCTTATAAACAAAAACCGCCATAGGGGTCAGAGTCTAGGCGGTTTGCATCAAATGCGGAGATAAGTATGAATCAAAGAATTGAAAAGTACAAGTTTAGCCAAGCCTTCCGGGATGGCTCTAAAGCTTTCATGGCTTTCTGGGTTATCACCTTCATTGTATTTGCATTCCTAAAAGGCTGTGCCGACGAGCAATACGCCAACGAACTCAAAGCAAAACAGAACATGTATGTGCGTGTGCAAGTGGAAGGAGATAACTAATGGAACGTTCATTTAGTTGTAGTGATGAAGTATGGGATGTGTTTTACAACCCAGAAGAAGCTCTTTCCCTTCTACAAGAAAATGGTGATTTAGAAGTTGGTTCGTCATTTTTTACAGGAGTAACGCTGGTTAGAAAACCTAGCGATTTTTTGTACAACCATGCGGCCCATTTGCTCGAAAACTTAGATGAAACTCTTTTTGACGAAACTGGTACTGATGATGAGTTTTATACCAGCAAACAGAACTACGCAAAACGAGAGCAACTTTCCCAATTAATTGGTGAATGGCTAGACCAAAACATGGAAGGAAATCTGTCATTCATAGAACTGATTGAAGAAATCGAAGTAACTCAAGAAATGATTGATGCTTTTCATGCAAATGCACCAATTCCATTGCCTGAGTTTAAGCACAAGGAGCCCTCTCATGGATAACTACAAAATCAAAGTTAATGATGAAGCTGAGAGCAAAGAGGCTCAGGAGTTGTTTTTTGAGTTGGGTTATATTGTGGTTAATCATGTAGATAATGAAAAAGGATTTATTGTTGTATCGAAAGAAGCTGATAGCCCTTTTAATTTTGGTTATTGGTGTAGTGTTGATAAAGAACTCACCCTCCCTCAGCTACGCGACCTTGTTGTGTTGAAGCGTAATGATGTGAAGGATGCGACTCATCGCGACAAGCAGCAAAATTCTATTTATTTAACTAGCGACAAGGTTATTTATTACTGGCAGGGTGAATGGTGTAAATCAGCTATTAATAAATCAAATGACTATGAAAACTATATTGCTAATAGTTTGACACCAATCGCTCAACCCCAAGACCCAGCATTGATTAGCGGTGCTGAGGCAAAGCTTGCGTGGGCTAATGGAGTTGATATTCAAATCAAGAATGTAAATTGTGTCAACTGGTATGACTTAGATGAGAGCAAATACAATCTTGATATTTTTGATAATGTTCGTGTTGATTTCCGCCTCAAACCTCAAACCATCAAGCTTGAACTTGAGCTACCGAAGCCTTTTGAGCCAGAAGAAGATTGTCACGTTTACATCTTAGATGACGGAAAAACAGATGGCTATCGTCGTTATTCCTACGAAGTTCATGGTGATAAAGGAAATACATTTATTGGTATTTGGCGCACCGAAGAAGAAATCAAGCAAGTCGTAGAGCAACTCAGAAAGATACGAGGTGCCTCATGATCTTAGCCCTTTTAGATATCGTGCTGTTTAACCTCATCTTGGCGGCTCACTGGGGGATTATCTAATGAATATGTTGGCCAACATCTCGTTTGATGCTGCGGTATTCACAAGCCTTGAAGTGATGAATGTAGGTGTTGAGGATGGCGTGGTTCAGTTCTCTTTATCCGTTCAAAACGCAGAGCACATCTACATCGTAGCAAGTGTCAAGGGAATTGAGAAAAACGACACTTTCGAATATGGCGAAGGCTTGGACTATCAAGACTGGAAAGATGTGGATTACACAATGATGACCGTCAATTCAGCGAGCCGACCGCATGTCGATGAATACAACTATGTCGATGCAGTCGAAGGTATGCCCTTTGCCCTGACTTCTACTCAAATCCTTAAGCTAAATGAGTATTTAGAAGAACTGGCAAGAGAAGAAAAAATTACTGAATTAAAGAAGGATGCAGCTTAATGAACGCACAAGTTAATGAATTACAAGTATTAGAACAAAACGTAATTGTAGCGGCTTTCGCTAAACGTGGTGGTACTGATGAATTGTATGAACGCATTGCTCAAGAAGTTTACTCTCATGTACCAGATGTAAGTACTAAAAAAGGCCGTGATGCGATTGGTTCACTTGCTTTAAAAATCAGTAAGTCAAAAACACTTATTGAGAAATGTGGCAAAGAATTAGTAGCTGAACAAAAAGCTCAAATCAAAGTGATTGATGATGATCGAATCTCAATTGTGAAGAAGCTTGATTTATTGCGCAATGAGGTTTTGGCACCACGTGATGCTTGGGAACAAGCAGAGAAAGATCGTGTAGCGAAGCATGAAGAAAGCATTCTTTCTATCAATTTCTACAAAACTGCCGTTATTGCAGATAAAGATAGTGTTTGGCTAAAGGGTGTGATTCGAAATGTTGAAGAAATTGTCATTGATTCATCTTTCGAGGAATTCGAGGAACAGGCAAAAATTGCCAAATACGAAACTCTGGAGTTTCTACGCACCACCCTAGCTGCTCGTGAAAAATATGAAGCTGAACAGGCTGAATTAGAGCGTCTTCGCCAAGCTGAAATACTTCGCCAGCAACAAGAACGTGAGGCTCAGATTGCCCGTGAAGCTGCCGAAAAAGCGACCCGTGAGGCGGAAGAAAAAGCACGTTTTGAAGCTGAACGTGTACAACGTGAAAAGGCTGAGGCAGAACAACGCGAAGCTCGATTAAAGGCTGAAAAAGAAGCTGCTGAATTACGTGCACAACATGCAGCAGAAGCAGAACGCAAACGTATTGAGGCTGAACAAGCTGTGAAGCTAGAGGCCGAACGCCAAGCAGAAGAAGCGCGCCAAGCAAACCAAGCTCACCGTAAAAAAATCTGTAATGAAGCTCTAAAAGGCTTATTGGCTTTGGGTATTGATGAAGCAAAAAGCAAAGAGATTTTGCAGGCAATCAATAAAGGCCTAGTTCCACACGTATCTATTAATTTTTGAGGATTAGAAGATGAGTAATATTGTTTTGTCGCAAGTTAGCAAGATTGCATCAGCTTTTAATATGCAAGATGTTGATCCTGCTGAGTTAGCAAATACTCTTGTTAATACAGTATTTAAGAAAGCAACAAATGATGAATTTCTTTCTCTACTAATTGTTGCAAACCAGTACAAGCTAAATCCTTTTACAAAAGAAATTTATGCATTCCCTGCCAAAGGTGGGGGCATCACACCAGTTGTTGGTATTGATGGATGGGCCCGCATTATTAATGACAATCCTGTATGTGATGGTATCCAGTTTGAACAAGACGACGAGTCATGCACATGCAAGATTTTCCGTAAAGACCGTAACCACCCTACTGTTGTAACTGAATACTTGTCTGAATGTCAGGGTAATTCAGAACCTTGGAAAAAATACCCAAAACGGATGCTACGTCATAAGGCTTTAATTCAATGTGCCCGTGTTGCCTTCGGCTTCTCAGGTATTTATGACGAAGACGAAGCTCGTCGTATTGATGATTGTCATATCCCTACCGTTCAGACTGTTAGTTCAGATGTCCCTCAAGGTTATGAAGCCTATGAGCAGCAGCATTTAGATAACATGCGCGCTTTGGCAATGGAAGGCACAGAAGCCTTGCAAACTGGCTACGCTGAATTACCTCAAGGCGACTGCAAAAAATACTTCTGGACTAAGCATAGCGCTTCATTAAAAGAAGCAGCTCAACATGCTGACCAACCACAAGGACAAGTGTATGAACATTCTCCAGCGTAGTGAAGATTGGCATTCGGAGCGCTGTGGCAAAGTCACAGCAAGCCGAGTAAAGGATTTAAATGCAAAGCCAAATAAAGGCAAAGCTTTAAATGCATTGGGTTTAACTATTCTAGCTGAGCGCCTCACTGGCGTTCAGAAGGAAATCCCAACTAATTCAGTAATGCAATGGGGTATCGACAACGAGTCTCATGCAATAGCAGCTTATGAAAATGAGACGGGTAACTTTGTAGTCGGAACAGGTCTAATAGACCACCCTTTCATTGAAATGTTTGGGGCTTCACCAGATGGTCTTGTAGGTGATAAAGGACAAATAGAAGTTAAGTGCCCAGACACTACAACGCATTTGAATACCCTGCTGACTAAGCAAGTGCCAGATGAGCACATCCCACAAATTACTAGTCAGTTGGCTTGTACTCGTCGTGAATGGTGTGACTTTGTGAGCTATGACCCACGTCTACCAGAAGATCTACAGATCATCATTATTCGTGTCTATGCCGAAGACTTGGCGATAGAAGCATTAGAGCAAGATGTTCGCAAGTTCAACCAAGCTATAGATGACGCAATTAAAACATTGAAGGTGGCAGCATGACAGATTTGAATAAGGAAAGAGAGGCTTTTCTGAATACCTTCCAATATTACAAAGGAAGAAGAGACATTATTTTTAGTCATGAGCATGAACTGTTTATGACTAGATCAAACAATCCTTCTGACATTGCTCAGAAAGAAATAAGCAACATGAATAGCCGTTGGGATGCTTGGCTTAGATGTGCAAAGCATCGTGATGCAGAGCTAGAAAAAGCCAAAGCTCAGGAGGTGCCAGATCAAACCATCAATGAAATTCAATCATGGATTGCTGTTCAATCTACACAAGCAATGGAATTAGATGGAGAGGCATTTGTTGTAGATGCAAATGAGTTAGCAGAATTCATTGAGCAATTGGTTAAAAGCGAATCGGGAGCTAAAAGATGATTAATCAATTAAAACCAACTGAGATCATCCGGGATGAAATGGGTTGTTGGGCACATCCCGATTATCTCAAATATATAAATGATAACCACGCTGACCAAGAATGGTTTAGTCAAGAAGATTGGAATCAACTGAAAAAGCACTTCAATATTGTGACCACTAGACTTTATTTAGAAGGAAGTGTTTCAGAAGATCTATTTGAAGAAATTATGGATTCTGCCGATTTGTCTAAGTGGGATCCGATTGCACCACATGGTTTTTTCTTAATAGATATTGGCTTTACTGAAGATGGTGCAGAAGCATTGTTTGCAAAAGAGAATCGAGATCTGAGGGATGAGTGAATTAGAAATACTTGAATCAGCACCCAAAGGTGCTACCCATTATTTTCTTGTGCCTAATGGATCTGGTGAGCCTTATTTTGTTCTTGAAAAAGATAAAAAGTTTTACTGGTTTCACGGTCAGGATGAAATAACAAAGCCACACATTTTAAGTTGGATTAAGTCAATTGAATCACTGAAAGAAGTTAAAGCGGAAAGTAAGGAGGGGTAATGGAAATTGATCGTAGAATTCGTGCTAAAGAGTTTATGATGCTAATGTCTATTGGCCGCACTAAATTCTATCGCATGATTAAGAATGGTGAAATTCCTCAACCTATCAAGGTAAGTGACAAAGAGGTATTTTGGCACGAATCTAGTGTTAAGAAAGTTGTCGAAAAACACAAAGATAATTCTGATATGATAGCCTGCTAA